CAGTAGAATAGACCAGCGTCATAAGGTGATGAACCCTTGTAACCGATAGTTACCAATTCTTGGTTAGATGTGTAACCACCGAAATATGGGTCAATGTAAACCTTGATACGGCCGTGCAACAAACCAGCAAATGTGTTGCCAGTATCGTCAACTTGCAAGTCAGCAGACAATGCAGGAGTATACTGTAGAACACCAGCCATAGCCATAGCAGAAGCAACGTCTGAAGAAACGATCAGAACGTTACCCTTACCACGACGGGTTTGCTTAGCGATGACGTTAGCATCACGCTCGATTTGGAAAATCAAACCCTTGAAGCGTTCAACAGACCAACGACCGTTAGAGTCGGTGTCAAGATCGAACACACCAGCGTTTGTTGTACCATATTGTGCACCAGGAACGGCAACTGCGTAGATTGTGCGGATAACTTCACGGTTGATTTCAGCAAGAATTTCTGTAGAAAGAATGTTGCTCAATTCTGTTTCAGCATCCAAACCATGGATTGCCTTCAAGTCTTGTGCAAGTTCTAGTGAGTATTCTGCCTTCAATGCACGGCTACGAGCTGTAACTGTAACCTTTTCAATGCTGAATGCCATCTGGTTGAAAATACCAGTAGAATCGTCAGCACCAAGACCTTCTGCAACAGCGGTAGACATACCAACACCAGTTGTGAAAGCGTTAGCTGTCAAAGATGCAACTGGGTTTGTAGATGTGTCACCTGTGGTAGCGTTAGCGAAACCGAATGGGTTGATGCTTGAACGTGTACCAGAGAAGATTGTGTTGGCTTCATTGAAGAAAGCTTCGTTTGCGTCACCAGAACCAGCTGTTCCCATTGCGTTATACTTAGCACGCATTGCGAAGATCAAGCCGGTTGGGCCTGTCATTGGCTGAACGCCAGCAACGTCATAAGCGATAAGGTTAGGAAGAGCACGGCGAACCAAAGAGATAAGGATAGGGTCAAAGTTTTGAACACCAGCACCTGTAACGTTGGTTGGAGCAGCTGAATAGGTTGTTTCGTTCAACTGTTGTGCAGCAGCGGTCATTTCACGCTGTTGGTTTTCTAGAATAACAGCAGTAACGGCCTTCTTGTATGGATCCTTAATGGCTTCTAGTTCTGGATGTTCCAAAACTGGTTGCCATTTATTTTGTAGTTCTTCAGATAGAAACATTTATTTCTCCTTATTAGTTTCTAATTACGGTAATTTTTATTTATTTTACCGCAGTTTTTGAGATTGCGGAAGCGATAGCAGCGATTGTTGGGTCGGTAGAAACAGTAGGTTTCTTCTCATCTTCAACAATAACTTCTTCGTTAAGCGCAGAGGTAGAAGCAGGTTTAACTGACTCTGTGAAGTATGAACCTCTTAGAGTAACAAGTTTTTCTGCATATTCTTCATCTGTGGTAAACTCAACACTCTCTGCGAGGGTTTTCATTTTTTCCACTTGAGTCTGCGTTAGGCCTTCACATACTGCATGTATAGCCTCGATTTTTTTGTGTTCGTTTAATTCTTTGCGTAGTTCAACGGCTGATTGGATTTGTTCAGACAATTCTGTTTCCAATTCTTCTACTTTGGTTGTTAGTTCTTCAACAACATCAACCTTTTCTTCTGGAATGTCAATGTAGTGTTCGATGAACAAGCTCTTCAAACCGTCAATAAATTCTTCAACGATTTCAGCACGTAGACCTTTTTCGATGGCCAATTGGTTGTCTTTGACCCATTCTTCGGCCATGTAACCAATGTAATCATCAAGTTTCTGTGCCAATTCTGTCTTAACTTCTTCGACAGCCAATTCGAATTCTTCTACCAATGCTTCTTCGATTTCTTCAACCAAAGATTGTGTGCGAGCAACAACGGCTGCTTCGAAAATGGTAGTTGCTTTTTCTTTGAATTCTTCAGAAAGATTTTCACCAGATAGAAGAGCGGAAACATCAGATTCCATTTCTTCTTTCATTTTTTCTTTCTTCATCATGGCCTTGATCATTTTCTTGTCTTGAGCTTCATCTTCATGGCCTTCTTCTTTTTCTTCAGCAACAACTTCTTCTTCTTTTGCTTCTGTTTCTTCAGCATAAGATTGGAATGTTGCACCAGGATTTGGGCTCATGGTTTGCTTTGCCAATTTGGCTTTGATACGATCACGGATTGAACTGTAATCGGTAGCTGGCTCTTGAACAACAGCGTGTTCAGAACCTTGTGTTTGTTGTGGTTGACCAGACAATGTGTGAGCTGGTTCTGAACCAACAGGTGGTGTTGCACCAGGTGGTGTTGCAGAAGGAACACCTTTGGTATAATCACCCTTTTGATCGTCTTTTTTGTCAACGACACCAGCAACTTCACCAGCATCTTTCATGCCATAAGCAACAGATGTAGGTAGTTTTGTGCCGGCTTCTTTATGGCCACGAGCAACAGAAGCTTCAAAATTTTCTTTTGCACCTTCGTTCATTAGAACTGCTTTAGCGGCATCAGCTAGATTTTTCTTTCCCATGTTGAGAATCTCCTTGATTTTTATATTGGATATTTATAATTAAAGTTTTTTGATGAAGTTTTCAAATATCTGTAAACTAACTCGTTCAATATCTTTACGAGAGGCTTCTTTGATAACCTTTTTGGCTCTCTCTAATTGAACTTCAGTCCAAATACCATCTACTAACATCCATTCCTTACCTTCCATGATGCCTTGAACAAAAGCTCCAGGCGCAGAAGGATCGGCTACAATATCTGCCGCTGTGGCCAGATGAAAGTCGTCTTGCACAATGTTAATACCATTCACACTTTTAAGAGAACCCATACCTCTAGATGATACGCCAAGTTGGCCACCACCTTCAATAAGGTTTCTTGCAATGTTACCCATAGGTGTGTCAAGAATTTTTGCTTTGCCTATCCAAACATTACCATCTTCACGCAACCCCACATTCAAATGTGAAACACGATCCAAGTTAATGCTTGGTGTGTCTGGATGTCCCAGTTCACCAAAGGCACGGTTTTTATTAATGTATTCGTCTGTATATCTAGAAACTTCTTTTTGCATAGTTTCTTTTAGATATTTACGGCCATTTCTGTTTACTGTTTCAGCAACAAGGAAAGGACCCTCAATGTAAAGTGTTTTCTTGCCGTCTTTTTCTTCGACAAGATAGTTTACATCTTCTACAACTTCTTTAATGAGTTTCATTTTGGTTCCTTATGGACGCAAATTGTATGGAGGATAGTTGAATGCTGCAGGATCATTGAACTGACCACGTTGATAGTGTGCATTGTCTTTACGCAATTCAACAATAATGGTATAACTGTCGTTTGCAACCATACCACGGGTTACAATACCAATGTTACCATTGCAATTTGCTGTTCCTTGTGCATTGTTTGGAATTGTTACCCAGTTACCTGCACCGTCATACTCGCCATTACCATTTAAAAACATTAATGTCTTTTTGGTATCGGCCATCCAATACAATTCAACATCACCTGTGGTTGCACAATCATACCAAAGACGATATGCTGAAAGTCCATAATATGGAAGTGCAGAACCTCCACTACTTAATAGACCAGGTGTTGTGTTTGCGTTCAATGCACCATAAAGTGTATTCGCTTGAATTCTGGCGGTATTGGATTCTTGTCCTGTACCATCAAAAGATGCTGTTAATTTAATAACTGCATGTTCTGTGGTATCTTTAATTACCTGATATGTATAAGCATTGGCCATTTCTTATTCCTGTTATTGTGTTGTGTCTGACACTGGTTCATCCACAGCAGTTGCCATTGGGTCTGGCTGAGGATTAAACATATTCTGTGCAACTTCCATCTTCTTTGCTTCGATATGTGCCATCACTTTGTCTTGCAAAGCAGAATAAAATGCATCACGCATTTCTTTGGCTTTATCTTCATCTGCAAAGTCTACGATTTGTCTTGTGTCCATAATTTTCTCCTAATGAAATATTTATAGTATTCGCTTCAATTTGGTAAATGTATTATCTTCTAAACTCAAATCAGCTTTAGGTTTAGAAGCAGGTGTATTTTGTTGTTGGTCACCCATGGCCTGTTGCATTGCAATTTGATTTTCAGCATCCACTTGGCCAACCATCTGTTGTTGTGCAACTTGATTGGTAACTTCAACTGGTAATCCAAGACCCATTTCTTTTTCTTCATCAATTTCTGTTTGCATTTCTGCGATTTGATCATCAGATAAACGCAATACATTACGTTGAATCCATTTTTGTGAGAAGTAACGGCCTGTATATGGATCAACAGAACCCAACAATTGCAATCGGTTCTGCATCAACTCTGCTTCTTTCAACTCACTAAAGTTATTGTCTTTGATAAAGTCGAAATAGATATACTCTTTAAATTCTTGCCATTCTTCTTCTGTGCAAATACCTTTTAATACACATTGAACACGGAGAGCCTGATCAAATATTTCAGAAAACTTATTGCGTAAACGGTCAACAAACTTGCTGAACTTCAATTCATCTCTTGTAACTTCTGCAACACGACCAATGGTAAAACCAGATGATTCTGGATTCAAACGAGAAACTGGAACATTAAGTGCTTTGTATAGTTTCTTTTCAAAATACTTAACATCTTCCAACTCACCTAGGTTCTGTCCACCTGGTAGTGTGGTGATTTCTGTGCCCTTGCCACCTTCACGGCGAGGCAACCAAAAGTCTTCCATCATGGATAGGAACTTACGATCATCACGGACTTCACCAGTGTTTGCATCGTATACCAATTTGTTCTTATACTTGACCATGATATCACGGAGATATTGTTCGGCCTTTAGTTTTGGTAAATTGCCAACATCAATATAAAAAATGCGGCGTTCTGGAGCTCTAGAGATACGATAGATAACTGTCGCATCTTCAATCATACGCAACTGGTTCAGAGGTTTAATTGCCTTATGCAAATAAGAAAGAACAACAGCACGGCGAGAATCCATAAGACCCGAAACAATTGATAACACAGAGTCAGTAGTGATACGAACGCCGACAGGACCATAGTTTGAACTACTG